ATCTCCACGCCTATATCTAAAATATTCATCGGGTATGGCCCTGTCTGACTTATTGTAACATAAGCCTCAACACTCCACCCGCTTAACCTAACATCGTACCTTCCCGTAACTGGACTACTATCATCAACGGGCCAGATTAAATCCTCACCATTAACGGTTACATTCTGTGAATCTAAAAGATAACACGAAACTGATACAACTCTCTTAGGCTCTCCCGCGTGTGGCCCGTCTTGAAGTGATACATTTAAAGGCATTGTTTTTAATGTTGGTGAGAATGGAAGCCCTACACTGTAATTCGTAACCGCTGAAGGCGTTGTGACAGCGCCAGAATTAACTTGTAGATTCTCATACACATCACCTGAAACATTATCTATAACCGTTACAAACTGGTTATTAAGGTATGTATTGACGGGGACAGTGGTTGAGCTTGCTTGTGTAGCTGTCTCAAAGCAATCAAGGTATACAACACTACCACTCGAGGTCAAAGCCCTCATGTTTAGCTTTTCAATCGTTGTGTTAGTTACAGAGCCAGCAGCAGACTCACCGCGTTTCATTACAAAGTATACATCTTCACCTAGCACTTCAACATTCTTAAACCATGCAAAGTCTTCGCTAAAGGCATTAACGCCCTCACCAGATACCCACTTAACCCATGATAAAACACCCTCAGACAGTAATGTATTACAGACAGCTAAAGAACCATCTTGCATGACCGCGTAGATATAGAGTGAATCAGCACTTATCTGACTTGTAGAGGCTTTAATCTCTAGCGGGTCTTTCATTAAAACATCAGACATAACACTCAAAGACGATGACGCATAAGACTTGCTGTTATTATCAAAGATAAAGTTACGAATAGCACCGCCTCGTTTTCTATTATCGTTTGCCGTTGTTTGTGGCACTGTAATAGATGTAAGGGCACTTTGAATGAAACAGACCTGATTATCTATAGAGGTTACGTTTGTGTATAAAGGCGAGCCGAATCTTGACTGCTCAGGCATTGCAATATTAGAGGGAGTGACCGGTACTTGAGGGCAGTAATATTCTGCCTTCTCAGTAAATACGCTCAAGTGTCTTTCACTAAAAACATTAGTGATAGGGGATGCTTGGTCTACATCTAAAGTAATTGTAATAGCCTCATTGTCTAAGGTGCGGTAATTCTTAAAGCTAAAGTATTCACCTGTACGGCTTAACCAGATTGTTTGCGTTCTTGACTTTGAGCCGCCAAAAACTAATCTATTCTCATGGAAGCATACAGTACGCGGCCATCCCCTTGTAGCACTCCATACAGGCTCTTTCCTAGCAACCCCTGTGGTTGTGTTATTAGGTGCTGTTGATACAGGAGTGGCTGCGGTTATATCGGGTACTAAGTTTACAGACTCATAAGCATCAGCTGCACCATTAGCAAAGGTTACTGTATAAGTTGTGCCTGATTTGAATACACAAGACACATCACCTGAAATGAAGTTATTTAAAACCTGCTGAAAGCCTAAGCGAATATTTGCAGCCGTATCACCCGTTACTGATGAAATGGGGAAAGCCTCTGACTGTATACCGTCAACAGAAGCCCGTATTGTATCGCCTGAGGTCGAACCTGGTAGGGTTAAATCCCATACAGCACTTGTAGGGGTAGGGCTTGAGGTATCGTTAAAGTCAAATAGCGGAATATCTGAAAAGGTTATATTAGTGGCTGTCCACGTTGTAGCGCCTGTTGTTGCTATCAGTACAGGTTGGAAGTCCTCATGTACAAGTATAATCCCGTCTTGAGAGATTGCATACTTAAATTGATTAACTTGGTTGTCTATTGCAAAGGCTTGTGTCCATGCAATATCAAAATAATCATTACCCGAACCGTTGATATTAGTCTGTAAAGTGTCATCTAGGTAAACCCTTACCCTAATCTCAGAATTACCAGAACCGGCATCAAACTGATAGAAGAGTAAAAGATAATCGCCAAAAGCAATAAGCCTAGTAGATGGGGTGGAGTAGTTTACATCATCTGTAATCTTATCAATTAACTCCATACCACCGCGCTTAATCGCACCGCCCTGTGGTTGAGTTAAGATGTTATCACCTTGAGATAAGCCCTTATAATACTGGCCTATATCAATCCGAGCGTTAAGCTGTGGCGATAAAACACCTGCATTCAAAGAGTTTTGAAACTGATATGTTTTCACTAATAACTACCTGATAAATGAGCATCGAGGAAAGGGTTATTAATTAAAGGGTTTGCCGGTCTATTCATAGAGTCAGCAGCCCTAGCTATATTTAACTGCTCTAAGTATTTCCGTTCATAAATCTGATTTAAACTATCTTTATCAGTAACACCGATAGCACCATCAGCAGCTAGTCGATAGATAAAGAGTTTTACAAAGTAAGGTGGGAGCACTGATTCATCAGGTTTATAGATGTAATCAATGTCTAGCTCGCTTTGATTTGAATATAATTCATCCCCGAATATTTCCCATGATGTACCTGTGGGTCTTACCGTCTGCATAGATAGAAAGTCAGCGGGTAAGTCGTACTTATACTGATACTGATTTAAAGGAGTGGGAGATGCGTTTAATACTAAAGCCGCTTTCTTCATTGCAAAGCGCCAGTAGTTTTCTGTTAATAAACACTCAAGTGTTTGGTCATAAATCGCGCTCATAGTTTCAGCCCCATTACCAGGGTCAGAAAATGCGCTTATTGTATTGTCGCCTAATAGCTTTAGAGCTTGTGAGGCAATTTCGACATCAGTGAAAGCCATGTATCACCTATAGAAAGATAAGCCCCACCGAAGCAGGGCTATCTGTTTTACGATAAGGCTACAGTGCCTACGTTTTCAACAATAGTACCATTACCCGCACTATCAACCCATACAACTAAACACTCATTAGGCGCATTCAGTGTAGCTACACTATTAGTGCCGTCAAAAGTACCAGAAGTTAAAGTTAAAGTGTGAGCCGCTGTACCGCTTGCAGATGTATCCTTAACAACAAACAAACCTTGATGGTCTTTGAAGTCAGCGATAGTAGCTGCAATAACTACAGTGGCATGGTTCAATTCTACAGACTTAGCACCCGCTGTGACAGCACCAGAAGCGGTTAGCTCCTGAGAAACGCCTACAGTAGTTACAACACCTGAAGTAATATCAGATACAAGCAAGTCATAAACGACATTATCTGTTGTATTTAAACAAGAGATTTTATCGCCTTCTGCTAGTACATCTGACAATGAATCGAAATAACCTGAAGCAGCAACAGTCGCTTGCAAGTCAGCACTTGTGTAAGTGTGAATGCGATGCCCTGCGCCACGTTGGTCTGGGTAAAATCCCGCTAATGAATAAGCCATGTCAATTACTCCTGAATTACGACAGTTACGATACCTTCAGCATCACGCGCTACAGCGCCAGCTTTATAGATACCATTACATAACCAAGATGTTTTCTGAGGCACATAGTTAACTTCAGTTTTTGCATCAAGGTTAACCGCAAGACCTAATGCTGCTTTGTGATAAGCAAGACAAGTACGGTCTGAGCCAGAGATAGGCAAGCCACCTTCAGCAGCAGCGCGGTCTTCAATCATTTTCCATGTAAAGCCCATGAAGGTATTGATTTCACCTGACATCAACAAGCGTACAGAGTTGTAATCTTGGCTTGTTACAGTAGTGTCATTCAATAGGTCTTCTAGTGCAGCAGGAGAGTGAACGAAAGTGCGATCCATGCCTGGTACTGCATCGTCATTAAGTTTCTTAGACGCGCTTGTTACCTTAGCAAGTGTTAAACCTGCACCGCCAGCAGCGATAGTTTTTGAAGTGCCTGAGTTTACAGCAGCATCGATGATTAACTGGTCATCTCTGCGGCCTAATGCCATAGCAATGGTACTTGCTAATTCATTACGCTCATCAAAGTTAACTTCAGCTTGGTCGAAGATGTCAGTGTACTCTGGAGCATTCCAGTTTTCCATTGTCGCAGTCTGACGACTGTGAGTAATGTCCATAGGGGTAACATCTGCTTGAGATGCTTTTTGGTTGGCAATACCTTT